CTCCGGCGGCAAATTCAAATATCGCTGACCTGCTGACAACAAGAACCGAACCGTTTTGATGCAGTGCGTTCTTCATGGTTGAGCCAGTAACGTCCGTGCCGTTGACGCGAGGCCAGAACCAGAAGTTTACAGTTGAGCTAGATGTGGACGCAATCTGCGCCGAAAAGCTAACCATGTATTGGCCAGCTTCCTCAAACACCAAGCGCGAGGCTGGTGTGCCGTTTGTAATGCCATCGGCAATGCTTGATGTGTACGTCAAAGCGTAGGCTGTGTTGATAGATGCAGCAGTCTGATCCGTTGTGACGCCGCCAGCATACTGGCCATCCTCTAAAACGATCTGACGCCACTCGCCATCCTTGGAAACCACCGGGTAGCCGTTAATCCGATCCCAGAGCAAAACGCCATCTTCTGCCGCCGATACGGACGCATCCTTGGCGTCAAGCTGGTTTAGAGCTTTGCCAAGGTAGCGGCGCATATTCTCTGCCCACGCCGATAAGTCTAAAGTGATTGGCGGCACAACTCTCATCGACGCCCACCCTGCCGCGCGTCAAGTCGCATGATACCAACACGCCAATCAGTTGCAACGCTGCCCTCAACACGCATCCGCACCTGACGCCCTTGGAAGCGAACCGAAGTAGGGTTGCTCATGTTGAAAGGCCCGTATTCGCTCTCAGCGCCATTCGGGTAAAAGCGTGTCTTAAACGTGGCGGATACATCGCCTTGCGTTTTTTCGTCTGGGATAAGCTCGACAACATTCATCAAGTTGTCGCCAGCGCCGATGGCGATCGGCCCGGTTTCCGCATACGGAGTGCTTGAGCCGTAGTTATATCCGATCTCATGCTCGTATAGCTCACCATCGCTTGCAATGAACATTGGATAGCGGAACACGCCGCGATCAACGCCAGCGGTGCGATCCATCTCGCCTGTGATCCAGATGTTTTCAACGAAGTCATAGGCAACGTAGCGGTCGCACTCAAGGCTGTCTGCGCTTGGGTAGAACCACCAGATTTCGTTCCACGCACTGTTCACCACGCAGGAAACTTTTGACCGCTGATCCTTGTTGATGTCGCTGAATACATAGTCAGCCACGTCACACGGGATACTTTGAACACTGCCGCCAGAGTAAATAAAGAAGCCACGCAAACCCATCCAGATCACGCCATTGTCAACAGACGCAGCCGCACGGGCCGCTATAAGCCCACAGGAGGTGCCAACACGCTCCACACCATACACAAACGGTGGGCCGGAATACGTTAATGTGTGGGCGTCTTCTGTGGTCAGAATAAGCGACTGGCCGCGTGTGCGTAGCCCAGCCAAAATAACACCGTTAGTTTGCAGATTTATGTCACCAGCTTGGTTTGTGGCCGCGGGCGTCCAAGTTGTATTATCTTCCTGATCCGACCACTGCACTTTGCGCGGATCGCCGTCTGCGCCGAAGCACACCACAAAGCGCTCCTCTGTGACCATCATGCCAGTGCAATCTGTGGGAGCGTTTGCGATCAGCGCGGCGTCAGTCAAAACGTCACCCTGCCACTCGTATAACTTGCCATCGTCTCGTGACATTGCCAGCAAGTATTCCCCCCAATTCTCAAGGGACCACGTTGTAGCCGGGAGGATGGTTTCGGTGTCAGCGCGTGGCAAGCCGTATTCTTCGTTGCCGTAAAACCCGCCGCCGTATGCCGTGTTGATGTTCGCGTCGATGCGACCAGCCGTGATGCCGGCGGGCGTTATGTCAGTTGCAGTGCCGTTTGCGTTGATGACGTACAAGTTGTTGTACGTCCCCGCAGCGGTCTGGCGTGTGCCGTCATTCTCTTCCCACGCAAGCATGGAGCGGACAACGCCGTTCAGGTCAACGGAAGCACGTTGACGCCAACCGCCAACGGGACGCAGTGCATCCTCGTGCCAGCGGACTAAGTTGATGTCCCGCCAGCGGCCCTGTGACATGAGATCAGTGCCGTTGCGATACTGTCCCGCTGGTAGCTTGAGGGGGATTAACGGCATGTGCCTGCTCCCCCCTTACGGCTTAGTTGGCCAGTCAGCATCAGCCAAGTTGGGCCAGTTAGCGTGCGCAGTAATGTCACGCAAAGCCTGACGATAAGTTGTCATTGCAGCATCCATCGTAACATCAGTTAAGGCAAAGTAATCTGTACCAGCCAGCAAGCCATCACGCTTGGTGCGGTTAGCTGTGGCAGTGGCTGCATCCAGCGTGGCCTGATACGCAGCCTCATGCTCTGCCTTGGTGGTTGTTACGCCATCTTCAGTCGTATCAGCAAACATATCACGGGCAACGTACTTCTCTACCCAATTGCCATTAGGGTCTTGCTCAACGCCATCACGGGCAGACGTTTGATACTGACCTACAGTAGCCGCTGGGCTGCGTAGGACTGCATCTAAGTTGAGTGCATCCAGTGTGGCTGCTTTCCATGTGCGAGGCAAAGACATGTTGGGGTTAGCTGCTCGCCATTGCCCCTGCGTTTTAACTTCGCCTGTAGTTCTGTTGCGGTATTCTGACATGATTGATGTTCTCCTGTGTCAGTTGATTGAGCGGCCTATGCCACGGCGTAGAAGATGTATTCAGCAGACGATACGTTTATGTTTGTAGCCGCAACCTGATTAACAATGAAGCCACTGCTATCTGGGTCAATGCTATCATCAGACGTTACTTCAGCATCCCTACTATTTAACAACAGATATGGGTCATTGCCTGCGACAATACCACGTTCAGTGTCCCAAACATACCAGTCGCCCGTGCTGTCTGTACGCTTCACTAGGATGAACCTAGCACCTGACGTAAAGCCACAGTCGATAGTTTGGCTTGTGCCATTACCCGTGTAGCTGCCCACTTTGCTGATGCCAGCGAGGGTGGCGAATAGGTAGGCTATGTAGGTTCCACCAGAGAGGTTTACAATACTAAAGTTATTTACCGTAAACTCAGTATCAGTTGGCTGAACATAATGAACATCGCCTGTGCCATACGTTCTTGAGTAGAGCTGAGAGGTACTGTTTACATAACCACTAATGTATCCACTACCTGTGAATTGAGTTGCGAAGTTCCAACTGTTTATAGAATCTCTACGTTTTAACAAGATTATTTCTGGGGTCACGCCAAGGTTATGGTTTATAACGTGATTATTTGTTCCATCCCCCGTGTAAGCAACGGCATCGAAGAAGTTAGGCGCACGGCGGAAATTGTAAAATATGTTAGGAAGACTTCCGATCCAAGAAGGAACTTTGAACCCAGTATTATCCCAACCCAAAGACCTAGTGCTGGATGTATTTTCAGCAGCAGTTGAAGATGTTACCAAGTAATTAGCAACTTCCGTTGAAGTTGTGCTAACCCCTCTCAACCTATCAACAACAGTTATATCCGCAGCGCCATCTCTATATTTATGAATTTGCAAATCAACAGCAAAGTTTGTCGTTAGCTTAGTGGCAGAAGAAGCCGTTGAGGCAATTGCATCAAACACCTCAGTCGCACTCTCAGGCACTTTAGTACCACGGCGAATGGCGATGTAGATGAATGTGTTGCTATCGTTTACAGCAGAAGAAGATGACGTCAGCTTAAATCCTGTTGATGTTACATGTAAACGATTTTGCGTGTCTTCGGCTACGTTTCCATCAGCCCTTAACATAGCATCATCTGCCCCATTTGAGCTAGTAACAATGCCACGCATAGTATCGAACATCCACCAAGACTGTGATGCAGTAGCATTCTTTATCATTATCCACTGAGGCTCAAACCCCAAGTCAATTTCAGGGCCATTAGTAGAGTTATTACCAGTGTAACTCCCACACTTGATGATATCAGCATCACCAGCAGGGCCGAACTCACCGTCACCATCGTTGTGGGCGAAGATAAAAGCAATATATTCTTTACCTGAGCTGTTAGTAAGGGGGCTATTTCCCACAGAAAAATGCGTATCCGTTGGTGCCGTTGAGGCCCATACATCATTATCTGGCCCACCCTCAGACGCAGTTTCATTTAAATGTAGAAAACCTTTAGTTGTATCTGAAAGACCCCTGTGCCAGACCATCCAACTACCACCTCCACTGGTTAGCTTCACAAAAATAGAGCCTACAGCAGTTCCTAGATTGTGAGGAATTTGACGGTTTTGCCCGTCACCTGTGTAACGTATTTTTTGAAGAAACTTTGGGGCGTTACGAAAGGTCCAAGAAGCATAGTCTGCACCACTGTCATTGAACACATCAAGGTTAAACCCAGAATTTGTAAGTGAAAACAAAGAGCTTGGCAGACTGCTTTCTGCGTCTTGACCATTAGACTTAAGAAAGTAAGGAGTGCTTCCGATAACATTCATTAAATAGTGACTGTCGGAAGCAGACCTTTTTTTAAGCCAAACTAAACCGTCCTCTTCCGCAAGGTCAATACCGTTGGTGATCGTCCGTGCTGCACCAGTACCCTCATACAAATAAGTGCTGAACACATCTTCTACGTTCAGGGCTTCACCGCCAGCATTACCAGCAGCAGCTTGGAGCATCTTTTTCTTAGTAGCCATTATTGTAGCTCCTTATGCTAATGCTTGACCCGCAGTGAAGCCATAGAACGTAGTCCCGCCATCCCGAGTAGTGAACACGAAGATGTCCTTCGCACTAGCAGTGGCAGTCAGAGTTGGAGCAGTAGCAGCAGGCCAGTCTACTGAGGTAGGCCATGTGACCGTGAAGCCAGAAGCTGAAGCATCTTGGATGATCTCAATGCTGAACGTGTAGGACGTGCCAGATGCTGGTGGGTTGCTGAATGTAAACGTGGTGTTCTCTGTCAGCGTGTGGCTGAAGCTGTTGGCGTTCTCACAGTTGACCGTTGTGGCGTTGCTAGTCGATGTGACAGCAGCGTAGGTCTCGTTGTAGCTGTCTACAGTTAGCTCGCCAGTAATATTAACGTCGCCAGTGTAAGCCGAAAGGTCAACACTTGACAGCTTGGCATCAAGCTGCGTTTGAATTGCTGAAGTTACACCATCAACGTAATTAAGTTCAGCAGTGGTAGCAGTTAAGCCGTCGAGAATATTTAGCTCAGCAGTGGTAGCAGTAACGCCGTCGAGAATATTTAGTTCAGCAGTGGTAGACGTTAAGCCGCTTAGAACAGAAAGCTCTGCATTGCTAACACCGCCAAGCAGCGTGTCTAAGCTGTCCCAGTTGCCATTAAGGTAGCCGCCCCAAGCGTCTTCGTCGCCGCCTACGGTTGGCTTATTCCAAGAATAATTTGTCGTTGTCGTAGGCATTACGCGGCCCTCTCTAAGTAATCAGCCTCAGCCCAAGTATTACTTGGGTTTGGAGCTAAAGTCCATGTTGTCGAAGGATCATCCGCATCAAGCCACTTGTACCGCGCCGAAACGCTTGTCGTAATGGCAATAGCAGACGTTCCAGAAAACAATCTCACCCTGTTATACGCTATATTCGGAGAAATTGAAATAGTTACACTTGCGCGACCCACAACGTCAATCACGCCGTTGGCAGTGAACACAACCGCAATGCTTGCCGAAGCACCTGATTGGCGTACAGCTTGTGCGCTGACGCTAGTGGAAACACCAATCGCGGCAGACGCGCTGCCCTCTTCGATGCTAATGTTTTTGCCGTAAAGATATGAGCCGTAAGTGTTGAGGCCGTAGCCGGGGCGGAAACCGGGGATGACCTCGTACTTAACCGCGCTGACAGAAACAATGCCGCCAAGGGATACCGAAGCCGATGCGTCAACAATACGAATGGCGGTCGGCGGTGTTACCGATACAGCAATTGCGGCGGACGCAGATGCGTCAATAACCGTAACCGCAGAGGCAGTGACCGAAATGCCAACAGATGCACTAGCAGCGGCCTGTGTCGTCTCTGGCTCGCCAAAGAGACCCGAGCCGAATAAGCCAGTGTCATATGTTGAGCGCAAGCCCATTAGCTTGCCGTAATATCAAGGTCGCCTGTTGGGATACGGAACACATCGCCGTCATTGATAGCTTTGGCAGTATCAAGCGCGGAGTGGATAATCATGTTGCCGCCAGAGGAAGCGTCCATAATACCGATCCAACCAATCGTTCCCCAGTTGCCACCAACGGCGGCAGGAAACTCAATGGCAGATGTGTTTGTCGCTGTGTCGCCAGTGACGCTGAATGTCGCCGCCGTGCGGGCGTAGTCGAAGCCAGAGACTTCAGTGCCAGCGGTGCCAGTGTCAGTCGGGTCAGATGTGAAAAGGCCGACATACCAAGCTGTCGGGCGCGTGACGCTGCCAGTCGTTAGCAGATACTGCAACGTGTGCGTCTCAAAGGCGTTTGTTAGTGACATGGATTTCTCCGTTAGATATATCTGTGGCGGTTATACACCAGTTTCAGTCTAATAGCTAGTCACGCGCATACGGATGCCAGAACCAGCAAATCGAGTGTCATCTGACGCCCTTTGCAGCGATTGTATTGCAGTCGAATAAAGCGAAGCCCAAGTCTCAGCCCGTGCGTCGTCATTCAAGTAAGGCGCAGACTGAATTAACGCGCCATACAAGTAAACGTCAGGCGCATCGCGCAGCAGCCAGTTGTCAGCATTGCTGTCGCTCAACTCAGGCGTCTTTGCGTAATACTGAAGCTGCATCGTGTACTCACCATCAGGCGTTGGGAACACCTCAATCGTATCGCCAATGTTTGCGTAAAAACGCGGAC